AGCCTTGCGCATCTTCTCGGGGTCGCGTGCCTTCGCCTTCCCGGTCCCGGCCTTGCCCCCCTTGGACCCGAGCAAGGGTGCCGTGATGCTGGTAATCTTGGCCGTCACTTCATCACCTCCATTTGGATCAGCGGGATGGCAATGGCAATCGAGCATCCAATGACCCACAGCCAGCAGTAGAACCGCAGGACCTCATCCATCTCGGACTCGCCCGGGGTCTTGTGGGTCAACCAATAGAAAAAAGCCTTCACTCGGAATCCTTCGGGCAGTCGGGATTCCTTCGGTTGAAGACCTCGAACCCCTGCCTATAATTGTCCGTCGCGTTCTGCCGCAGGTATGTCTCATCCCACTTCTCGACAGGCACCCCGAGGAAGAACGGGTGCTGGTGGTCGAACGTGATCTCCTTCCGAAGATCCAGAACGACCTCATCTCTCCATGCCCGATGTGAGAACTCGTTATCCGAGAACATCGAGTGGTACTCGGGGCTGAAAAGGTAGGGCTCGCCCATCACTTCCTTGCTCGGATCGAGCGCGTTCTTCGTCCCGGTCGGGTCTCTCTGCTGCTCGTACCTTGCCCGGGTCAGGATCGCCATGCACAGGAGCCCATCGGTCCTGTGGCCGTCGTGGATCGCCACCACCAGGGGAACGTCGCCCACATTCGCATCTTCGCCGCCCCGAGCCTTCGTCTCCTTCTCCAGGGCTCGCCAGATCGCTTCGTCCCAGTGCATCGGGGGAAGCCAATCGTCCGACACCTGTACCAGAACCTTACCCTGCGAGATCGAGGCTAGGACGTTCCACGCCTTCACGCACCCCGCCGGCTCCTCGATGATGACATGGCGATACTGCTTCAGGGCCTCGACCGACTCCTTGTCGTCTGCGTCGATCCCAAAGGTGTGCTCGATTGCAATCGGGATGAAGGCAGTCCGAAAGAACCTGTTCCGCGTTTCGAGTGCCTCCCTCGGCCTGCCCCGGGTTGCATGGAGGAGCGAGAACCGAGCCCCCGCCCGGGTGAAAATGCCATCCTCCAGTTCCATCGCTCCCTGCGCCATGCCAGAGGCCCTAAGAGTGCGGGTGCGCAGCGTCAGCCCCTTCTCACCGATGAACCGATCACTCTGCGGGAGACCCGTGTCTGCCCCCCGCCTGATCGTCTGCATGAACTCCGAGGCACGCCTTGCCCTGTTCGGGGATCCTGACTCGAGCTCCAGTTCGGCCATCACCCCCCAGGGATCCCGGGAACCCGGCTCGATCCGAAGCGCAGCCCATGCCTTTTCGAGGGCCGTCATGTAGTCCCCCTTGATCCGAAGCATCTCGGCAAGGTTCAGGAGCGTCCCCTGCTTCAGCTTCGAGAGGCAGTCGGTCTGCGCCGTGATGTTCGCCCACCTGAATGCATCAGCGAACCATCCCTCGTTCGTCTGTTCGTGCCCCCACAGGTAGAAGTACTCCCGATGGATCGCCTCCGCGAACCCGTGGATGTAGCGCAGGGCGAACAGCATGATCCGCAGGTTCCTCATCTTGTCCCTCTGCTTTTCCACGGTCGGAGCGTGCGTGTAGATCACCTTCTCGATGTAGGCCCCCTTCGGCTTCCCAGGCGTCAGGCACTTCGAGAAGTCCATGTGGCAGTTCTCATGCACGGGCTGAGACCAGTGGCTGATCCCCGTCCTGAACATCCTCTCCCGGTAGTTCGACTCCCCAGAGGTCGGGATCGAATAGTGGAAGTAGAACATATCGTGGTCGAACTTCAGGGAGCAGGCGCGGATCTCGGCTGCGTCAGCCTCGGAGATCACATCGTCCAGATCCCCCCAAAACTGCCAATCGCATGTCGCAAGAGCCCATGACTGATTCCGAGCCGCAGCGAAGTCGTCCACATGGGGCCAAGTCGCAGGATCGCCTTCGATGATCTCGGGGGAGTCGGGACGGCAGAAAGGCAGGTGCTGGTTCAGGTACTCCCCGCCCTTGAACTTCTTCCCGTTCTTGTGGCACCACTCCTTCGCCAGCGCCATCGTTCGGTCGTGCGTGTTCCTGCCCAGGGCTCGGACCATGCAGAGCTCGTCAAAGGCAGGCCCGAAGCAGTCGAGGAACCGGATCACATGGGCTTCCTCGTTCCCGGTGATGACGCAGAGCGAGATGGTCGGCGTCTTGAAAGGAGCCGTTAGCTGCTTGATCCTGTCATTCTGCGCGTCGTAACCGGGGGGAGCGATGTCGGCCATGCGCCAATGCTCAAGCGGGTTTCACCCCATTGCACAAGTGCAAAAGAAAGGGGCCGAGTGTTAGTCGGCCCCGAAACCCAGTCAGAGGAACCCCAAAAGATCAGGCATAGCCCGTGCCGATCAGCTGCGCACCGGGGGCGAGAACCACCTTTTCCGAGGTGTTCTGCCGGGAGCGGATGATCGTGGACCGCAGGCGTTCTTGGCGGTAGGACTCAACCTGGAAGATGTCGGCGTCCTGCTCCCAGAAGATCGTGAAGGCCACCGACCCGTTGAAGTAGGCGTCGGGACCGCTCGGCTCGACCACCGTCCCAAGCCACATCAGGGAGTCACCCCAGATGTTCGTGAGCGAGGAGGCTGCGGAGTTCTGTGCGCTGCCGTCGTAGGTGGAGCGACCGATCAGAACCTGCTTCACTTGGAGCGCATCGGCCATCGCCTGCGTTCCGAGGGTGAGGAAGGCATCCGTCGAGATCGTGCCCCTGATCCTGTTCTGCAGCTTCGTGGAGGCGCGAGCCCGCAGGAAGTTGTTGTAGGACATGACCAGCGTGAGGTTGTCGACGTTCTCCCCGCGACCCTGGATCTGCGCCTTGGCCGAGTCCACATCGAGACCGATGTCGAACGAGGCGAGGTTGGTCGAGGTGTAGGTGACCGCTGCCGTGGTCGTGCTGAAGGTCGAGGGAGCCTGAAGGAGGTTCGCCACTCGAATCTCATGGCCGATTTGCACCTGCCGGTAGGCCCAGACCGTCTCGCGGGCCTCCAGGTCGAAGAAGCGACCGATGGTGCGAGCGTTCTTGTCGGGGACCACGGCCTCGATGCCGTACTCGAGGGTCGTGTAGGTGTCGGTTGTGTACGCACGCGCAATGCGCGGGTAGTCACCACCAGCCGAGATGGACTTCACCTCGTTGCGGAGCAGGTTGGCCCCGTTCTTCTGGATGACCGGGTACTGTCCACCCTCGGTCTGAACCGGGATCGGGGGGCAGCACTTGGGTCCGATGTAGAGCTCCGACTGAAGAAAAGCTTCTTCAACGACGCCCCGAAGATCTGCGCGAAGTACCGCGCCGTTTGAAGGAAACATGGTGAGAGTGGATTAGGTGTTAGGGATGCGAGTGAAAGAAAGGATCAGAATGACGGCAGGGCCTCGATGACCGCGCCCGTGTTCGTGCCCGAGCCCTGGAGGGCAACGCCCCACAGGAGAACCCCGGTCATCGCGCTCACGCACAGGTAACCGTTCGCCGTGGTGTAGAGGGATGCGCCGGGGGTGATCGCGGTCGTTCCGTTTCCGGTCACGGCGACCTGCATGGACCCGACACCGTTGAAGCGGACCTTCGGGATCTCGAACGAGAGCCCCTGAACGTCCGACTGAAGGACGCCCTGGCCCTGCTCGCCACCGGACGGGCCGATGGCACCGTTTGCGCTGACGGTGACACGGATGAACGCAGACATCGCCGTGTTGACGGTAAAGCCGCGTGTGAAGTCATTTTGAGTTGCCATGTTAGAGGGGGATCAGGTGTTGCGGGGAAGGTGGCCGGGGATCAGCGGGAGAACTCGATCCGCCTGCCCGAATTGATGAAGGCGCGGTGCGCGTCGGCACCACATTCACCGATGGCCTGGGAGAAAGCCTTCGTCTTGGACCCCGTGGCCTTGAAGTGCTTCTGCGCGGACTCGATGAACTTGTCCTCGACCTTCGCTCCGTTGTCCGCGTGGTCGGTGCTGGCACCGGGAGCCGCAGGGACCGCAGCGGTTTGCCCCAACTTTGCGGAGAAATCTTTCGCAATCTGCTGCGCGATGGTGCGTCCGAAAGAGCGGAGTTGTTTGTCGGTCATAGAGTATTTCTTGAAGCGGTTCGGCACTCCACCCTTGGCGATGGCCGGGACGTTGCCATCGGCATCGCCTGCGGCAGCGGCGTCAGCGTCCGAGTCGGCATCCGCATCGGCGTCACCGTCTGCGTCCGCGTCGGCATCTGCATCAGCGTCGGCATCCGCATCAGCATCGAACGGGAGAGGGTTCTGCTTGTTCGCATTCGCAGCGGGACCGACCTGCGGGGCCTGCGACTTATTGGCATCTCCGCTCGGGAGCGGGGCACCCGGGGCATTGCTCGGGGCGAGGGCCGCGACTGCAGCCTCCAACTTGGCGAAGCGAGCGAGGTGCCCCTTCATGGCTTCCATGTTCGCCTTGTGCGCAGCGGCCATGTCAGCGAGGGTCGGAAGGGCTGCGTTGTCGTCGCTGTTCTTCGCAGCGGGTGCCTTCTGGTTCGAGGGTGAGGCCTTGGGGGAAGATTGAAGTGGCATCTTACCCTGTCCCTTTGCGTCAACCGTGCGCGCGGTATCACCCCGGGAAAATAGACCTGTCGGGCAGGCCGCAGGCTCGGTCACAAGGTCGCAGGAGAAGATGTTCGCGCAGCGCACGCATATCTTCTCGTCCACGATCTCATCGGGTCCGATGAATGAGACCGAGAACCCGAAGGAATCGGGCATCGTCGACGCCATCTCGAAGATCTTCGCCTTGTTCGGCTCGGAGTCGAAGATGTTGAAGTCGGCTCGGAGTGTATCCCCGTCAATAATGAAGTTGTTCAGGTATCCGATGATGTCCATCACCCCTGACCCGTGGTCGGCCTTCACCTTCAGTCCCGTCTTGTACTGCTCCGCCGACTCAAGAACCTGCTGCAGGGTGATCGCGTCGACGTAGAGGGGCTGACCTAGTACCGGATCCGAGTGGCCCAGGACTGCCCCCACGGTAATCATCCCGACACCACGGATGCACCCGTTTGTCTGGTCGATCTGCTGAAGCGAGAACGCCTGCGCGAAATTGTGCTCGGTCATACCCGAGCGGGGTCGTCAACTACATGAGCGCAAGCAACTGAGCGACCGTCATGGACTTCTTCGCACCGCTCGGGGTCGTGACCTTCCATGTGACCACCTTCGTCTTGTCGTTCCGCTGCGCATCCCCGATTAGGTAGCCCTTCGACTTCAGGGCATCCTGGATGCGACCGATGCTCGGCTTCTTATCGTTCAGGGGCTTCACAGCATTGACCTGATCCGATGAAGGTTTCGCCTTGTCCCCGACCAGTTCGGTCAGGGGCAGGGATGCGTTCATCTGAACCGGGGCAGCAGGCAATGCCGTGGTTCCCGATCCGTCTCCTGCGATGGCGTCCGATGCCGCAGCATTTGCAGCCGCAGCCTGGGACGGGGATGTGGCGGGAGGCGGTGCTGCCGGCGCGATGAACCCGTTCGGCGTGCGAACAGAAAGCATCGTGAGGGCTGTCTCGAACGGCACATCCTGGCTCTGCGAGATTGCCTTCGCCATTGAGATGAGTTGCTCGGACTCCTGCGCCATGATCTGCATCTCTGCCGTGGCATCGAGTCCTGTCTCCCCGAACCAAGAATCCAGCGTGAGCATCCCGGCCTGAACCTCCTTGATCGCGGATGCCGAGTCCCTGCCGGCATCGATTGAGATCGCCGGAGCGAACTGCCACACGCCCTTGTCCCACCCTGGGGTATAGGGGATCGTCCCGTTCGCAATTCCCTCGATCAGCAGGGTGTTCTTCACCTTGTCGAGGAACTGACGCTGCATCAGTCGCTGGTAGTACTCGATCACGCGATGTGCCTGCTGCGCGTCCATGCGAGCGTTCGGGCCTCCGAGCTTTGAGAGGTCGTAGAGGAACCCGTAGGGGAGATTCAGGGCGAGACCCATGATGCGGATCAGGGTGTCGAGGTAGGTCTGGAACGTGCCGCTCGGACGCTCCGACTTAATGAACTCGTACTTGTCGGTCGAGCCCGCCCACTGGATCATCCCCGGGTTTAGGTTCTGCTCCTGCAGGGGTTTCCCCGCGATGTCGGTATCGTCGTTCGTGACAAAGGCAGAGGGATCCTGGAAGGGACCGGCGTGCGGGGTGTAGCCGATGGCCGCGTGCAGGTTCTCGAACTTCGTGCCGATCCTGCAGTACTCCATGATCTCCTTCAGATCCCGGGCCTCGGTGAGGACAGGGGCGAAGGGGGTGATCCCCCGGTACTGGTTCACCCTGCGCGGGTCGAAGATGTGCAGCATCTGGTTCGCAGGAACCTCGACGGGGTTCACATAGACGTTCGCCTTCGTGCGCCAGTACACTCGGAAGGAAACAGGCTGGCCCGTCTGCAGATTGATCGTGATCCCCTGCAGGTAATTGTCCGCAGCCGAGATCATGTATATGCCGCCGATCCGGTCGCCCTCGATCCCGCACAGCTTCAGGAGACCGTCCTGCGCACCCTTCGTCCACTGGTTGCCGTAGTCCCCATCCCGAAGCATGGACTTGAAGGTGATCTGCGCCAGCGTCTCGATCCCGAACCTGCCCGAGAGGTCGAGAGAATTGTTCATCCGGTCATCGAGATACTCCCCGTAGGGAGGATTCAGTTCGCTCTCCCCGGTCTGAGGACGGTACTTGATTCTTCCGAAGGCGTACATCGAGAGCTTGTCGATGATCGACTGGAACAGGCCAAAGTTCTGCTCGAGGTCCCGAACTTGCCGGATCAGTTGAAGGCGTTCGGGAAAGGCACGGTAGTCTTCCGGTCCCTGCATCGTTGTGGCGTTCAGCCTGAACCTGTCGCTGCGACTCGCCTCGTAGCTGAACGCACGCCTCGCGCGGATCCTATCCGTTCCCCACTTCGGGAAGACCTTGCCGATGGCGATGTCGAATGCCGTGGGCTTCGCCATCTCCTCGGGGTTCAGCCTGTCGCGCATGATGCGGGTGGGGTCGTTGTATCCTGTCTGACGCTTGGAAAAGAGGGGCATGGCGTTATCCGGTCGGGGGAGAAGGTGGGGTGGCCTGACCGTAGTTCATATTCCCGTATGTGAAAGACTTGCTCACCCCGTTCGCCCTGTCGATGGCCCTCTGAACCTCAAGGAGCGTCTGACGAACCTCCGCGATGTTAGCCCGGGTGAACATACGACCGCCCAGGGAGTAGGACTGGCCCGCCGTGCTGATCCCGGTCAGGACCGCGATGTAATTGTTCTGGATTGTTGTCAGCGTGGCTGACGGCAAACCGAAGAAGACTCCTTGTACTCCTGTAGCCATTTAACCTTGCCTCATGCGTCAACTAGGAACCACATCTTGAAAAAGTCATGTCCTTTTTCACTAGGAGGCAGCATGGGGGAAAGAGAACGGGAGCAGGCCGTCCCCCGCTTCCCGAGGAGGACAAGCGAAACCAGAGGTCGATCTCCATGCCCGATGAGGCGTGGCAGGAACTCATCACACAGGCGTACCAGTTCGATCTCACTCAGGGAGAATACGTCGAGCATCTGGTGAGCGTCGAGGCTGCGCGACGGGCACGGGAGTTGTTCGAGTCAGGTCGCCAGCCAGAGCAGCAGACCCCGCAGTAAGCAGCTTCATCATCACGGCAAAGACCACCTGCATCTTAGAGGTGTCGAACCCGTGGTCGGGTCGGGATTTGACCGTCTCCCAGTTGAACACGCCGGGACGTTTCTCGATCTTCTGCTTGTTCAGAAGGTGCTCTTGGTGCTGCTGAGACCAGTCGTCAGGGTGATCCCACCCCGCAGCCTTCCCGCCGATCAGGTTCGCAAGAATGTCCGAGAAGTAGTCTTCATTGAAGTGGATGTAGGCAACACGCCGGGACGCCCCGGGAACCTCTGCCATCTGGATCGGTGAGTAGGGCAGCGTCACCTTAACTGGATCGGAATCCCTCGATGTCTTGGTGTAGTGCGCCCAGGAGTTCTGCGGGGAGCCGAAGATGGCGATCCACCCGTACTCGATGCACTCCTTATAGACTTCGTGCTTCTCGTAGCGTGCATCCTGCCACACGCATCGGTCGGGGACCTTGTACTGCTGCTGAATCGCCCTGCACCCTTCCTTTGTGTTCACCCTGCCGAAGTACACCTGCCTCGATCCGTCGTGCCTGTAGGCTCGGATCTCGACCCACCTGTGAGGAACGTCCCCCGCGATGCCGTGCTGCCTGTCCATCGTCATCGCTCGGTTCTTCTCTCCGTCTATGGGCCTGCCGTCCTCAAACTCCTTGTAGGTGTAGCCTCCCCTGTTCGTGGTGATCGTGACCGACAGGTGAACCTCCTCCCAGGGCCGTGTCTCGTACTTCTGAACGAAGTCCCGCATCGCGCTCATGTCCCCGTACTCTGCGACCTCCATCGCCTTGATCTTCATCGAAATCAGGTCTGCGAAGGAATAGTTCAGGAGCCCGTTCACCCCGAAGGAGACGGTCCCAGGAGCAGCGTGGGGGTTTGTCGAGACGTACCTGCCTGTCCGGTTCCACTCCGAGCGGGTGGACTCCGAGTCAGTCCAGACCTTGCCCGTGTCCCTGCACTCGTAGCGACAGGTCTCGATTGCGCGTGCGATGCTCCACTTCCCATCGGGCATCTTCGCATCCCCGTCCCAGATCAGCCCCCACCGGGAACCGTCGTCACGCTTCCCGCCGAACAGGAGAGGCACCTCCTTGCCGTCGACCTCGTAGTTCCAGATCGACTGCGTTCCCTCCTTCCAGTTCGCGTCCTCGACGTCGTTCTTCATCCCTGCCTGGGAGACGTCGGTGATCTTGAACGCCCCGCTCCTGCGGTAGTCCCCGGTCCTCGCCTCGGCCTGCGCGTAGAGCTCCTGCCACACCGGGAGCCAGGTCTCATCGTTGAACAGCCACCGGACGCCCTTCGACTGCAGGCTGTTTATGTTCGCACCCTGGCAGACGATGAAGAAGGGGCCGAAGTAGATCTCGGTCGTGGTCGCGTCGTGCCTGTTCGCCGGCAGCATCGCCTTGAAGGGCTTGCACGACCGCCAGAGCTCCCACGCCTTCTCCTTCATGTGCCCCTTCGCGTCCGAGTCCGACTGCCAGTTCCACATGATCGGCCCCGGCTCGTTGCAGATGATCCAGGG